TTTTCAACAAAACCTTATACTGCTAAAGTAAGAATAGATTACGACATAAATAACGAACCATTCACTTCGTCTGATTTTATAATTATTAACATATAACATGAGTAAAAAAATATCATACGCAACAAGGGATTTTGCGGGACTAAGACAAGAGTTGGTAAATTTAACTAAACAATATTATCCTGATTTAGTTAAAAATACGAATGACGCATCAATCTATTCTGTTCTTTTAGATTTAAACGCAGCGGTTGCTGATAACTTACATTTCCATATTGATAGGGTTTGGCAAGAAACAATGTTAGATTTTGCTCAACAAAGACAATCTCTATTTCATATTGCAAAAACATATGGTATCAGATTACCTGGTAATAGACCATCAGTTGCATTATGTGATTTTACAATAAATGTACCCGTTAGAGGTGATAAAGAAGATGAGAGATATTTGGGAATAATAAAATCGGGAGCTCAAGTATCAGGTGGCGGACAAATATTTGAAACAATGGATGAGATAGATTTTTCAAATCCATTCAATAAAAGAGGAGAACCAAATAGATTAAAAATACCAAACTTTGATGGTAATAATAGATTAATTTCATATTCAATTGTAAAAAGAGAAGCGGTGGTTAATGGTGTTACAAGAATTTTTAGAAAAGTTATTACTGAAGTTGACCAAAAACCATTTTTAAAAATTTATCTACCCGAACAAAACGTATTGGGTGTTACAGGTGTAATTCATAAAGATGGAACTAATTTTTTAAATAATCCTAGTGAGTCTGAATTTTTAAGTGCAACCACAAATAAATGGTATGAGGTAAAATCATTAATACAAGATAAGATATTTGTTCCCGACCCAACATCCGCATCTGATAGAGACAATCTAAAAGCGGGAACATACATTGATGTTGTAAATAAATTTGTAACAGAATATACTCCGGAGAATTATTTCTCAATAACATTTGGTTCAGGTAATGTTGACCCGTTAGATAATATGGATAACTACATTACTGGTAATATGAAACCTAGTCTTGGCAATTATTTAAATAATTTATCATTAGGAAATTTACCGAACGCAAATACAACTCTATTCGTAAAATATAGACTTGGTGGAGGTAAAGATACAAATTTAGGTGTTGATGTTATTACAAGTGTTGATAATGTGGATTTTAGTATTTTAGGTCCCAATTCATCAATAAATTCTCAAGTTTCCCAATCATTAGTGGTTACGAATGTTACGCCCGCAATTGGTGGTGCTGACCAACCTACTATTGAAGAAATAAGAAATATGATTGCATATAATTTTGCTGCACAAAACAGAGCGGTAACATTAAATGACTATAAATCTTTAATAGAAACGATGCCGTCAACATTTGGGGCACCGGCTAAGGTTAACGTAATGGAAGAAGATAATAAGATTAAAATAAAATTATTATCTTATGATGAGAATGGTAATTTAACAGATACTGTTTCTACTACATTAAGGAATAATATTTTAGATTATCTTTCTGAATATAGAATGGTGAATGATTTCCTTGACATTCAAAGTGGTGAAGTTATCGATATGGGATTAGAGATTGATTTGGTAATAGATAAAAATGGTAACCAAACCGAAATTGTGAAAACATCAGTTGAGGATATTATTAGTTACTTTGCAATCGAAAAAAGAAAAATGGGTGACCCATTATTAGTTGGTGATTTATATAGAATGATTGGTGCGGTTAGCGGAGTTGTTAACGTTATTGATATTAGAGTATTCAATCTAATTGGTGGTGATTACTCATCTGCTGAGGTTGCTCAATCTTACGTAAATTCCGTTACCAAAGAGATACAACAGAACGATAGTACGATTTACATGAAGTCAAATCAAATATTCCAAATTAGATTCCCTAATATAGATGTAAAAATTAGGGTTAAAACTTTAGGAACGACTACATTCTAATTTATTTTTTCTTTATTTTATAGAAAACAGATAAATTTCTATTTATATAGAGACAAGGTAAATAATGCAAAAACACAGAATTTCCACAAATATAGGTAACGACCAAAAAGTTGTTGTTGAAATTAAACAAGATTACGACTTATTAGAAATCCTATCATTAAAATTTACACAGACCGACATATACTCATCTATGTGTTCGGATTATGGTGTTGTTTGCGGTAGAATATCAGTAAATAATGGATTTGGTATACCAAATGCTAGAGTATCTATTTTTATTCCCGTTTCCGAAGAAGATTTAAACGACCCTGTCATATCCGCATTATATCCGTTTTCTCAAGTTGGTGATAAAAATGATGATGGATATCGATATAATTTACTACCACAAAGAAAACAACACGGTGGACATGTACCAACCGGGACATTCCCCGACCAAACGGATATTTTAACAAGAGAAGAAGTTCTTGAGGTTTATGAAAAATACTACAAATATACTGTAAAAACAAACGATGCCGGTGACTTCATGATTTGGGGTGTACCACTTGGACAACAAACAATACATGTTGATGTGGATTTATCGGATATTGGATGTTTCTCATTAAGACCTGATGATTTCATTAGACAAGGTAGAGGTGTTGATAGTTTTGAAAACACATTTAAATACAAATCATCAAATGATATTGACACATTACCTCAGATAATTTCATTCGATAAAAATATTGAGGTTTATCCGTTTTGGGGTAATGAGGATTTATGTGAGATTGGTATAACAAGAACTGACTTTGACCTTTCAAGTAAAGGTGTAAAGGTACAACCTAAAGCATATTTCTTAGGTTCAATATATTCTGACCAAGGAAAAAATACGGTTAATAAAGTATGTAGACCTCAAAGTAATATGGGTAGAAAATGTGATTTAACCACATACCCCGCCGTAATTGAGATGATTAGGTTTACAACAAGAAAAGATGAAAATAATAGACCTATATTAGAGAGTTTTGAAATTCAGGAAGATATTGATGAATCCGGTTCATTCGTGTTACCATTACCAATGAACTTGGATTATGTATTTACCAACGAATTTGGAGAGAATGAAATAACAAACGACCCAAACAAAGGAATACCAACATCATCTTGTTATAGATTTAGAATTTCAGGTAAAAATGAAACTTTAAGTAGAGTAAGAACAGTTGCTAGTTATTTGGTACCAAACATTAGAGAATACAATAATGATGTTGATAAATCATATGCGTTCTCAACAGATTGGACTGACTATCCATCAAGTGCAATAAGTACAACATCAAGTCCTGTAATTTTCAATAATGTATTTGGTAGTTATTTTCCTGAAGATTATTTTTATAGATTCACATACAATAAAGTATATGGTGTTTCATCCTATATGGGTGGACAATATGGTGGTGGTTCATTTGTTAGTAGAGGTAATTTCTTAGGAATAAAAGAAATTTCACCTAAAGAAGATGATGATTGTGAAAGTAGTGTATTAACACCACCCACAAATTTTGCATTTAGAAAATTCTCATTTGCAATTTTATTGGCCATAATAATAAATGTATTTGAAAGAATAATATACACCGCTTATGTTGGTGCAATACAAATTCTTATACTTCCTTTCCAATGGCTTTATGATAATTTATATTTTAGAATCCGAGCCTTTGGTAGAACAATATTTGAATTTGGTCGATTTCAATTTTTTGAAGATATTGTTGAAAGTTTACAAAGAGCGGGAACTGTTAGTTTAGGTGTTGTCACATATCCCGAATGTGAATCCTGTGATGAAGTTTTGGATTCTACACCCACAGTTGAAAACCCTAGTAATATTGACCCATCTTTAAAATACAATAAAGTTGGTGGGGGTATTGCCGTTAGAGATAAATTAACTTTATTTTTAGAGTGTGAACAATATCAATTTAATAAACCAACAACATCAGGCTCAACTAAATTTGATTACTATGATTGTGACACAAACGCCCTTTCAACGGTAACACTTACTAGTGGTAGCACCTCAACAACAAGATGTGTTAGGCAAGGTATGGGAGGGGTTGTGGTAACACAAATTTCCGGTGGAAACGGTTCTAAATCTGTGATTGGTACATGTACAACATCAAGTAGAGTCACCGTTTTTCCAAATACCTGTGATAATGACGGTTCAGAAAGAGAATTATATCTTAACGGAGGAGTTGCATCATATACTTCTGGAGGAACAATTCCACAAACTATTACTACAATATATAATAACACTTTATTATCTCCACCACAACAATACATCATTAAAATAACGGGATATCTCCCATACGCATATGCTACTTCGGCGGATTTAGCACTTTTATCCTCAAGTGGTACAACAGGTGGGTATAATAATTTATTTATTTCAGGTTACACTTGTTCACCTAGTGGATATCAACATGTTGATACATCTAGTACAAGTTTATGGTTAAAATGGGATAGTGCGGGACCATCTCCGGTAGATTATGTTTGGTCGGGAATAACGTATGAAATATATAGTATTAGTTTACCACTAACAGGTGGAACTTCAGGAAGTGGATTAGATACCAGTAGTTTACCTGAAGGATGTAAAAGCTATAATACGGTATATGATGAAAATATTTCCACAGGTACATATTGTGCAGCAAACGTAAATGTTCCATATAGTGGATTAACAATCACCACCGGTGATGTGTGTTTTGGGTCAGATATTCCCGTTGGTCAAATTTTAAATGATATGGGTGGTGGTGCAAATGCATGTAATTCATGTCAAAAAAAGTTAGTTACAAAAAGTGGATATTCTGAATTTAGATTTGGTAT